CATTGTTTTAGACACCTTAACGGCTAATTCTACGGGGTTCATGGTCTTAGTTGACGATTCATTAAACTTAGCAAATTGCTTTGTTGTATAGCCCTCTTTCTTCGTTACTTCAAATACTACCCTAGGATTAGCAAACTTCTCAATCTGTGATCTCTTAAATCCAAACTTGTTAGCTCTTTTCATCAAGGCTTCTTTATATTTTGTATCGGTGCCTTTTTTAGCAGATAATTTACTACTCATAGTCCTATTGTTCCCAGACAAAACTACACCGTCACTTGTTACAACAACTGGACTATCAAAGTGTAAAGCTCTACCATCGAAATTTGAAGCAATCTTTAATACTGATTCTTGAGCCTGTTTGTCCTTTTCATAATCTCTATCGTTAATTGTTGACCCGTCTGGATTAGAAGGGAAACCCTCTGTTTTATTAAAAGTTGTTTCATCGTGACTTGCTGAGGGTGCATCGGCTTCTACTATTTTCCATGTCCCGGTTATTTCTTCATCACCTATATAAATATCATCTGTATCACCAGAGAGTTTTTCCCCTGAGTTATACTTATCTTTTATTTTATCAATACCTGTAGGGCTTCTTTTGTTTCTAAGCTCTTCTAATTTTTTATTTGCATCTTTTACCCTTTTTTTCGATGTTCCTATCTTTTTTTCTATTTCTTTTAGTTTGCTAGGAGCATTGTCGAGATCCCTGAGCTTTCCCCTAGTATTATCTAATTCTTTTTTTATATCTTCTGATTCTTTTATAATAGATTCTCTTACTAAATTTCTAATAGTATCAATATTAGTTTTTCTACGTGGATAATCTTTTTTATATTTATCACTAATATCTTGAACTGTTTTAAGAGGTACTTCAAACTCGTCTGCAATTCTTTGTTGATTTTCAAGCCTTGCCCTTGCTCTAATTTCTTCATTGGTTTGAGGTTTTTTAAATACCTTTACTTTAAATGGCTTTTTAGGGTTCTTCTTTCCTGCTTCAGTCCCTCTTGCAACATCCATAAACTCTTTAACAATTGGTAGAGTTTTACCTTTATCATCCTTAAATCTCTGCATATTAGCCGATACAATATCGCTGAGTTCGCTCATAGAAGAGGCTTTATTGATTTTTGACATAACGTTTCGTACTGCTTGCCGTTCCCCTCTACTGTTGCCCCCTGAGTAGGTTCTAGTCCATTTACCGTTGTTTAACTTCTTATATTTTTTACCATCTTTCCATGTTCTAATAGTTCCTGCTGGTAATCCTCGTCCTTTGATTAGTTCTGGAAAGTCTCTTATTGATTTAATTAAAGCTCCTGGGTATAGAATGTCCTTAAGTGATTTCTCCATGTTCATGACAGATAGTAATTTTTTCTTCCAGTATGCAAGATCTTTGATACCGTTTCCTATGGACTTCTGTACTGAATTCCCTTCTTTTAATTTCTTGTAATCTATCGCCCAAACAAGAGGTTTTGCATTAGGTATTAATTTTTTTGCATCCAGTATCGTTTTCCCTGTACCAATGACATTATCAACAAAATAAACATTGTCCATTCCTTCAAAATTGCTCATTAGTTCATAGCCTAAGTCTGCATCGCTTATATCTTCACCTCGTTTTTTTCTCTCATATAAACTTTCTCTTTTATTCCCTTTTAGAGCATCCATAATCTTTATGCCCTTTTTTCTACCAGCAATATATTGTGATAAGATTAAGGTATCCTCTGCAATCCCATTACTACTTGGAAGAGGAACCAATATACTATTACTTGGAATCTTTGAAGCTAAAGTCTTCGATGCTTCCTTCATAGCTTCTCTATCTCCACTCTTCATTTTTTTTGCTATGCTTTTAACTTTATCACTCGAATTATAATCAGGTATTCCTAACTGCTTGCCCTGAGAGAATAATATATCACTGCCTTTATGGTGTTTCTTTTTTGTAGGTATTTTGTATAGATATGTCCACTTTCCATTTACCATTTTCTTTGATAGATATTTAGATTTTGCAAGATTAGAAGAGTTATATAACATATCCCCTCTTTTCTCAATTAATGCCTGTTTGAACTCATCTATAGTAAACTCTGAAATTTCACCTAGGAAATCAGGTCTGTTATATTGGGATTGATAACCTACTATTGCAGATTCCCTTGAATTAAATCCGCACATACATTTATCTTCATCATAGTGACCTTTATTAAATGGATCTACCTGGTGTACTACATAAACAGTATCGCTATCATCAGTATTTAAATATATATCTACCCCTTCTAAATCTACAGCCTTTGAATTACCTATACGTCCATAGTCAAAGTTCATATAAGTTTTCCAGGGTTTCCCATTAAGATCTTTACCTCTTCTATAGCTTCCCTTCTTATTCTCAATAGCTATATCTAGGCCATTCCATTTGCATCGACCTTGCAGTTTATATTTTCTATCATAATCAGCTTGAGGCTTTGCTATAGAGTCCATGGCTCTTTTTGCATTTCTCACTATAGCTTTTCTGATACCTGCTTTTTTACCTTTTCCTTTAGGTCTATTCTTCTTAATCATCTGTTTTAGTTTTGGAGAATAATCGTTCTCTTTTGTAACATTCCCAAAATCATACATATCATATGGATCTGGTTTACTCTTTTCTGAAGAACTTTCAGTGTTAATCGCTTTAAGCATTTTAAGAGCACCATTCTTTTTAGATATTAAGTTTGGTGGAGGAGTTCCTGAAGAGTCTAAAAATGACCAGGAACTTGCAAAAGGCTTAACTGCATCAAAAGTTTTTTCATTTGATACATTTGACAATACAACACCAACTGGTACATATCGACCTGAAGCTCCACCAAACCTTTTAACAGACCTTTGAGCAGATATTTGTCTAGGACAATGCATGTAATGAGCTTTAATATCATAACCTAAGTCTGCATACCCTTTTACTCTAGCTACAGCCTTATTAGTTGACTTCATAGTTGCATCAATTACAATATTTAGACCATACGCCTTAGCCATGGCCTCGGCTTTTTCCAGAATATCACTGGACTCTTCATGTACTTCAAACGCATTCCAACCTTTGTATTCCGGCAATTGACCTTTAATTTCATCTGAATCTAATACAATGTTTTTTGAAGAATCATATACGTTGCCCTCAAACCATGATTTTCCACTATTCCCGGTAATACAGATACAATCATTTCTCCGGGTGATAAAAAACCCTGTTGATACGGTGAAACAGTATTTTCTACCATCTTCTGAAGGAATTCTGGTTATTCCTGTATCTTCACCGCCCCCCCTTATTCCTGCATGGCCTTTATTTACACCTGCATAGACTCTCCATATAGGGCTCCAGCCTGTTCCTTCTCTATCATCTCTATAAAAAGAACTTCTACGACCTTGAGTACTAAATACATAATTAATAAAATCTATATCATCTTTATTTGTTGAAGAGAATAGCCATTCTTTATCTTTTCCTGTCCAACCATCCCAAAGTATAACCTCTTCGGATATTATTCTTAATTGATCCGGTGTTGCTCCCCAATAAGCCGATAAAGTTTTATTGTTTTCAGGTGCATAGAATGAATACCTATCTTCTGTTAGTCTTTTCTTGCTGTAAGAAATTTTGTATTCAATTCCACAGTTTTTAAGAAGCGTCTCTAAACGTTCTTTTTTTCTATCTTTTCTAAACGACATCCTGCAATGTTTAGTTGTTTTTAATCCAAAGCTTCCATCGGCACAAATAGCAACCATTAGTCTTAACTCGTCATCGGTTAATTTTACACCTTCCACATTATTGGGTGCTGGAAAAGAACAAGGTATCATTCCATCCCACCCATCTTTTAATGTAGAATGTTTTTCTGCTAAATCAAAAGCTTTTATAGTTCTCCATTTTTCAGGGTTAAATTTCTTAGTATATAAGACCTTATGCTCTTCACTTACTACTAAATCTAACCCTCTTGATTTTATATGGTAAAAATTGTCACATGGAAGATCTACATATTTTTCTGGTTGTTCAAATTGAGTAGTATTTGTCTCTGGATTAAATACTAAAATCTCTTCGTTTCTATATTCAGAGATTTTCTTCCAACCATCTTTTGTAAGGTGCTCGTGATCTGCTGACAAACACCCCCCACGGCCTCCCAGAATAGTTAATTTAGGTTTTCCATCAGGTGTAGCCCCTTTAATTTTTTCAGGAGAAAACATTTTCATAATTATTTGCTCATGTATTTTTTCTCTCTCTGGAGTATAAACGGCACTTGCACCTTCTCCAGACTCCCTATGCTTTTCTATTGTTGGTACAACATCCTTTAATGCTTTTTCAGTCTTAGCAATTTTATCTTTAACTTCCCGTGAAGCACCTTGCATTACTGATTCTATTGAAGCATTGGGATCGTTTGTTTTATTAAAATAAGATTCAGCATTAAATTTACTAGGAGGTACAAGTTCTGGAACATCTTTAATACTAGCTGGCTCCATCCCTTCTTTATATATATATTTGTAATTACCAGGTGACCCGGTTCTTCTTAAATATTTTGATTTAAGCATTGTTGGGGTTATTATAATAGCCTTGCTCAATCCACTTTCAGAATATGCTATAGCTTGAGCCTGCTTAACATTTGATACCTGTTTACCGCCTGCTTTCAGTTCCCTATTATAGTATTCCTTCATAACTTGAGCATATTTATCTTTTTTAGGATCTCTCTTTGATTTCAAAAGATTTCTTCCGGCTAGTTCATAGATATACTCTTCTACTTTATCAGGTTCTAACCCTAAAGATTCAGCAAATTCATGTAAATCATCGTCTTTCAGTTTACCTTTATAATATTTAAGGAAATTTTCTACCTTTATTTTATCATCATCAGGTATAGACTTCTCTAGCTCATCGGCTAAACCAGCTTCTTTAAGTTTAGTGTAATAATAAGGATCTTCTGTTAAATGGTCTAAGGCTATTTGTTCTGCTATTTTAGGATCTTTAGAATGTTCTTCTGATTCTACTATTACCCCCATAGCAAGCTCTTCTTTAAAATGTTCTATTGATATCTTATATTTCTTAGATAGTGACTCAAGAGTAGCCTTGTCTCCCTTACCTGTTAAATCTATAGACTTTCTTACTACTAATCTTTTACGTGGTTTATTCGACATAGAGTTATATCTCCTTGGTTTATTATTATACTATTATACTTTTTCTTATTTATTTTATCTAGTGTGAATATTTTACTTGACAAGGTGGTGCTACTGGTATATATTTAAAGAGTGCCAAGGGTATTAAGCCTATTGATTAAGTACAGGGAGATTAGAAATGGTTTTTATACAAAAGAAAGTAGTAATTTAGTTTTTACAGTTAAAAGTGGTAGTGATGTCAGTGATCTAATAAAAGTAACTGATATAGCTAAAACATTAGAATCAAAAAATCTTGAATGGGTAGAACAAGCCAAAGAAGATAAGGACTATTGCACTGTTTTAGTTCTTTTTGAAAACCCTTCTGATGAGAGATTATATAGCTATATAGATATATGTCATCAGAGTGAATTATCTTATGATTGTTCTGAGGTTTATTCAGTGTTTAACAAATCTATTATAACTGTTAGAAGAGATCGAGAACTTTCAGAGATGTTTTGTGACTGGTGTAATAACAATGGTTATTCTGCTACATTAGCCGATAGAAATAGTTTAAATGGCAATTTAGCAGGATCTAAAGAATTAATAGACAGAATTTGGGGTCGTATCTGGGATAGATTTTACGATGATAATGAATATCTTTTAGCACCTAATAATGTTTGTGTAATAAGAGAAAAGATCCTTACTGATATGAGTGGTGGTCAAAGTCAATATAGTGGTGGGGTTACTCCTAGCAAGGATGGATATGATATTTCTTGGGAATATTGGGTTGTGAGTAGATATAACTATACTCAAAAGACTCTTAATGGTCAGGATACTCCTGTTCTATTTGTCACAAAAGATCTTAAAAAGGCTATTGCCAAGGCTATTTCAGTTGAATATTTCAACAAACAATTAAAGGCTTGCGTTTCTTGTTCTATCGAAGGTAGACCTGAAGCTGTAAGCGAAGGATTAAGAATGTTTTGATATAATTAGACGGCTCTTCTTGAGTCGTTTTTTTATATATAGCCGTGATTTTTTTATGTTCCCTCCAGGTTCAAACATATCTCTATCGTTAACTTTAGCTCTATATTTATCATAATCCTTATCATTTATTTCTATTTGTTTTATTCTATCTGCAATCTTTTTATCATAAGGTATCCTGAAGCCTATACTATGTCCTACATTTCCTTGACTCCAATCTGCTCCGTCTGAACCATTTGCTCTTATATACCATATAGAATCATTGTTTATTTTATAACTCTCCCCTCCTCCATATATATCGGTAGTATCAAGATATGTTTCTCCTTCAATGTTTGCTTGTTGCGGTCTTGTCCCTTTATTAATTATTTCTTTTTCTATAGATCTTAACGATTGTCTGTCTTTAGCGTTTTCCAGTTCTTTATCATCATATTCTTTTATGCTCTGAGCTTCTTCTGCTGTCGCTGGTCTTGTTTTTGCAGAGTGAATATAGCCTGAATCGTCACCAACTCCAAAACTCATCCCTTCATCTCTAAAGTAGGTATCTTTTGCACTTAAAATATAAAGATACTTGGTAGGATCATCTCTTTTTGGATTTCTTATTATATTCCCTTTCTTATATGAAAAACCTCCATATCCACTACCTACGCTAATATTTGTAATTTTACCGCCGTACCCGCCAACTTCTTTTTTATCCTTTTCTTCTTTTTCTTTTTTATTTATGTTTTCAAATTCAGACTTCAAGAGTTCTAGTTTGTCTTTATATTTTTTAGCATCACCTCCATTCTTTTCTATAATAGAAATAGCCTCTTTTGTTTTTGTTTCCCCTTTCTTGTACCAATATGAAGAAAGATTAGAAGCTATAAATCCAAGCCACCTTGTAGCTTCATTATTTGCATTCTCATTCTTTACTTTTAGAACAGCATCATCTAACCTCTTTTTTATCTCTGGGTTATCCTCATAGTTATATTTCTCAAGCATATCCACACCCTTTTGATACACATATCCTTTATCGGAAGCGTTTTCTACATATTCTATCCATCTGTTTAATTCTTTTTGTTCTTTAAGGTTTTTAGAAGTCTCTTTTATCCTTGATGAATCTTCATCGCTCATTAAGTAATATTTAACACTCATTCCAAATTTGTTAGAAGTTTTTTCTTCTGCAAATGTTCCTGAAATATCATCTCCTATGTTAAGATCTTTTGTTTTCTCATCTATTAGCAAGTCATATTTCTTTGTTTTCCCTGGATAGCTTATTTTTACATATTTACGCCCTTTCCCTGTTACTTTGAATGTTCTTTCAATCTTGGGTAAATCTGAATATTTCTCTGGTTCTTTAGGTGTTTCCTTCTTAACAGCTAATTTCTTTTTACCAGCTTCAGTTCCCCGGGAAGCTGTCATGAATTCTTTAACTATAGGAAGTGTTTTCCCGTTTTCATCTTTAAATCGTTGCATATTTGCCGATACGATTGCACTAAGCTCTTCCATAGAGGTTGCCTTACTGATTTTCCTCATAACATTTCGGACTGCCTGGTTTTCACCTCTTGAGCCTGTACCTGTATATGTTCTAACCCATTTATTAGTGTTTAGTTTCTTGTATTTCTTACCCTTCCACTCTCTGATTGTACCTACTGCATAACCTCTAGCTTTTATTAAATTAGCTCTTACATCATCAGGAAGAGATTTATACATGATATTACCAAACATTATCTCTTTCAGCGATTTCTCTATGGTTCCAGTTTTCAAAATAGCTAATAATTTCTTCTTCCAATATGCTAAATCATTAATACCACTTTGTCTTATTGATTTCTTTATTACTAACCTCATTTTTTGTCTCCCTGGAATTGCTTTATTTATATCTGTACCTTGTGCTATTTCTGGATTGAAAATAACAATGTTTTTAATATCCTGTTTTAGAGTAATGAGGTTAGAGTCTGTGAAAACTATTCCTCCAAACCCGTCTTTTTCTAGTTCGCTGTAAACTTTTGCAATATCACTATCTTTTAATGCTGTTGTAAAATTTGGGTCTATCAATTCGTGTAGGTTTAATTCTTCAATGTGATAATCCTCTTCTTTTGATTGCATATTATATTTAGCCATTATATCATAGGCTTTGCCTTCTGGAGCGATAGTCTCTTTTTTTATTGTAAACTCTGCGACTTCCCCTTCGTTTTCTTTTGTATATTCATTGGCTTGTTTTTGTTCTTGACTTACAAATACAGGTGATTCTTTAGATGCAACATTTAACTCTTTTACGCTTCCTCCGTGATATACCTTAATTGGAGTGCCTTTTTGTCTTGCTGTATCTTCTTTTTTAGTTCGACCTTCTGGTAATTTATAGATATATTTATAGTTCCCTTTTACCCCAGTTCTCTTGAGATATTTAGCTTTAAGCATAGTTGGTTTTATTACCAACCTATTTGCCATTTTTACCATCCTGTACCCACTTATCATCATTCAAACATTTATTCATAACTTGGCCTGTACCTCCGCAGATAAGACAATCATACTCTTTTATATCTTTTTTATCTAAGACCATACTCATAGATTCTCTAACCTTACCGGTTCCATTGCAATATTCACATTTCATAATTTAATATCTCCTATAACTGGGTCATACCTATCCCAGAAACCCCGGCAAAACGGATGGTTTGAGCCTTCGCTCCACCACCAATCATTCCGTGATTTCCCCATGTTGTTTTTACCACTCCATATTGCAATAGAGGCATAAGGATCTTCTATTTTATCGTCACTTAAAGCCACGTCCGACCATTTCGCTATTACTGATTCATTATTAGCCTGGTCGCAGAAATTACAGGTTTTAGCATCATTATACTCTCTTCTTACGAAATATACTGGTTCTCCTGGTTCTGTCTCACTTACCTGCTCACCAATGTATTCTGCATTAAAGATATTAGTTCCTTCTGTATCAACAATTCTATCCCAGTTTTTATTAAGAGCTCCAAATTTATAGAATAAATCTTGGGATATTTCACTTTTTGATTTACCAGCCAAGAACCCTTGGTCTAAAGTATCTCTAATTCCTTTCTTTGCATCATTTGTTACATCTGTAATATAGTTTCCAACGACTCTTTCACGAAATTTAAGTCTATCGTAATTATCTGGGAATACATCATTTAGGACGTTATAACTATCAATATCGCTCCATAGTAGATTTTTATATTTAATTTCATCTAATTTTTTCTTTCTAAGTTTTTCCATCTCTGTAGTTTTTCGCATGTTTGCTATAATTCTTGATACTGCAGACTGAGAGATTGTAAATTCTTTTTTAAATGGATCTCTATTCATAAACTTGTCAACAGAAGATAATAGCCCGTCTAAATCTGTTTGTGATATAGGTTGACCTGTTTCTGGGTTCCAGAAGATTTCTTTACCCATTTTAGGCGCATTAGGATCTATAGCTTTTTTAAAAGTATTACTTGTTTTCATTCCCAGTGTGCTACAAACTCTTGAATATAAATCATCAAGCATATTCCCAAACCTTAGTTTGTATGCTTCGTATAGCTCTTCTTGAGCCAAGAAAGGATGTTTTTCTTTATTGCTTTTACCTTTAACTTCTATTGTTGCAGGTATCTTTAATTTTTCTGATAGAGTTTTAATTGCTTTTTGTAATTTTTCTTTTTTATTTTGCTCTGTGATATCTATAATTCTTAAATTTAAGTCTGTGGGAATACTCATAGTTTTAATATATAACGTATCTCCAATTCTTTCAACTATATTACAGTTCATCTCCATAGATGTACTTATAATAATAAAAACTCTCGTAGCCAAAGGGGAAAACCAAATCTTACGAGAGCGAAAGCCTAAGCTTGTCTGAGGGTTAAAATATAATCTCTTCTTATGTCTTTGTCAACTATATAATAATAGTTAGTTCGCCTTTATCTTTTAAACTTTTACCAAAATCATCAGAAAATTCATCATAACCTTGTTCGTCCTGGCTTCCGTCTTGACCTTCATCTCCCATACCATCATCCTCTTGGCTTTGATCATCAGCCCCAATTGCGTTTAGATACAATTCTTTGTATTCAGGGCTTTGCAATCCTGGTATGTCAGCCCAAGGATGAGTTTTCACATCTAGTGGGGGTAAATCATTCTCTATTCTTATTTCATTTAGTGATTTAAAGGTTTTTAATTGCGCCTCTGTTGCATCCCTTGAATCTTGAGCATCATCTTGTTCAAATCCATAGAAAGTAAACTTGAATTGCGGATCTATAGCATCTACAAAGTCCTGGAAGTGTCGCTCTAACCATGTTAAGCAGTTTCCAATACCTTTATCATCAGAATACTTTTTACCTTCTGCAGATCCCCCTTCCATTATTTTTGCGCCCTGGTCTGTTTTAAGCCCCATACTTTCAAGGTCTACTCCAAATATTGAAGTCATACCGGTAGTTAAATAATCCAACCATTTAGAGTATTGCATTTCTTGGTTGTTATTACCCATTGCTTGCCATGATAAAGATGAATCTTTTTGACCCGATGGAATTATAGGAACCGACCATCGGCTTTGAGACATTACATCAGACATGTAATCTTCCATTTCTTCCATAGCATCAAAATCCATATCACCATTTAATAGGATCATACCTCTAGGTAATTTATCCTCAGTAAAAGCACCTGCATTGAATTGGAAGGCATGGATAGAAGCTGTTACTAAGGATATGCATTGTTCTATTTTACTATATCCATATCCGAAGGTATTAACATTTGTTCTTGGGTTATTCATCCCTAATAACATTTGATAGCTTTGATATTGAGCTTCTACTCTTGTATCAATCATCTGGACATATCTTATAGAATCATCACCCTCATAGCCTTCTTCCATGCATCGTAATATTGTAGCACCATCTACAGCTTCAAAAGAAAGAAGATCGCCACCATTAGACCATAACTTTTCTGTAGCTGTTTGATCCAGGACTAATAAATCTCTTAAAATCTTCTTGACATATGTATTTAAATCGTCTTCGTGTTGTAAGGAATTACCCCACCCTGTCTTTAAGAAGAATTCTTGAATCTCTTTTGATCTTGTCTTTAATTTCTTAGACATTTTAGCATCAGGGTCTTTTAGGTCTATACTAAACCCTCTTTTCCCTTTGTCTGTTGTCGGCCTACAATATGGAATAACTTTGTCTATAATATGGCCTACTACTGCATTAATTAACCAGGCTTTTTCTGCAACTCTTCTAAACATTTGCATAGAGAGAGAGACTTCTGGCCTCATTACCCCTCGATAAGATCCCGTTAATCTGGGGTTTATAAGTTTAGATTTAAACTTTTCTTTCCTAACCTCTTTTTGTTTAGCTTTCATTAACATGTTTTGAAAGTCTTTACTATCGAATCCTTCGGGCATTGTGTCCTCTCCTTGCTTGCCTTCTTAATGCATCCAATTCTGGAGTACGTAACGAAGGTTCTATTTTTTGTTTTTTTTCAGGTTGCTTTCTTGCTCTGAAACCAGAATAAAATTGCGACTGGCTTCCTTCATCTTCAATTATTGCCATTGTTGCTAGTGCTAACGACCAGAATCTATCTGCATGGCTATCTTTAGTTGATCCATCATATCTATTATATTTCATTGATGTAAGTGTTTTTCTTATACAATGTATATCAGCATGTAATTTTTTATTCATAGGGAACACATAAGCTTTCTCTTCACAACTCAAATAAACTTTATTGGCCATAGTCTCTTTAGTTTCATTAGTAAAGTTTACACCATGGGCTCGCTGAGGGAATTTAATTTCTGCCCACTCTGCAAAATCCATTCCTAGCCCATTTCTATCTATAAGGAATTGTTTAATAGGTAATGCACTCATCGCATGTTGAGCCCAAGCTTTTTGCTCTGCAAACTTAGTGTTTTTTAGCTCATAACTCATCCAAACACGCTTTTTGCCGTCCTTATATCCTATTAACGTGAATATAGAAGCATCTTTAGTTCTACCCATATCCCATCCGGCATAAAGTGTTCCGTGGATTTCAGGGTCATAAGCAGGAGCCATAATTGTTTCATACATTGGCTCCCCTGATTCAGGATTTAATCCTACACATATATCTGGTACATAAACACCATTGAGTATTTCTTGAATAGTTTGATATTCATATTGCTCTACTTTTTGTGGCGTACAGGCCATAATCATTTCTAGGGATATATAAGATTCTGAAGCATCAGTGAATATACACTCAAATTCTTGTTTAAAATCTCTTTCTGCATAAGAGGAATATATTAATTTAAGTTTTTTAGTTCCGAAAGTTTGAACTCTTTCTATTGTAGACATTGTAGGAGCTTCTTTTATAGCTCTCTCAACATCTATGCATAAAGCACTCGACCAGTACCAGGGAATAGTTAATCTTGTAAAATCATCGAAGTTGTTTTGATAATTAACCCCTATCTCATAAAATTTCCCATTCTGGTCTGCAGGAGTTGAACCGATTGATAATAGGCCACCACGAGCCAAACAACCTAGAGCAGATATCAATACTTTATCATCGTTTTCATGATAAGCGTACTCATCTAAATTAACTCCACCATAAGGGTTATCCGTACCAAAACCCCTTAATGTCCTGTTAGGCAGAGATATTAAACGTGATTTACTTTTTTTGCCTTCATCCCAAAATTCGAGAGAAGTTTTAGCATCGGAAGCTATAGGTTTACGCCACCTTTCAGGCATATTCATTAAAGCGTTACGAGCATCAGATATTTTACCCATTGCATCTTGCATACCATAAGACACATAAACTAATTCATATTTTCTTACAGTGGGACAATTTGACTCAACTATCCCTTTTAAAGAGGTTATATAAGACCAGCCTATACGTCTACTTTTATTGACATGTAGAAATTCCTTGTTAGATTCAAGATACCACTTTTGCCAGAAGTCTAACTTAAACTCTGGATTCATCTCTGTTAATGCTGTTGTTGCAATTAATGATTTCTCTTCACCTGTCCACATATGGTTATTATATCCTCTGTTTTCTATTTTTGAAAGACTCTATTAAGTCTCTATAAATTTATATCCTGGATATCTTAAAACAAATAGCTGTCTTTTGATTCTATAAACAGGTAATACACGGCCTTTTACGTCTTCCGCTGTCAATATATCATCTTGATCAATATAGGTAAAATCTGCCTTGTATTTGATGGCTGAGAGCTTTTTACCGTTCCAGGATGTCGGATCAACTACTATAAATGGTACTTGCATTTTTAATTCTTTGATTTTACCAGCATTAAGTAACATTTTAAGTACCAGGTATCTATTGCCTTCTTTGATTGAATCAAACCTTAGATCATCATGATATACTATAATGTTCCCCATTTTAGACTTTTTAGGTGCAATAGAGAATTTCTTATCTTTAACCATAAGTGTATTAGACATTATTAGAGAGTTTAATATATATGTTATTATTTTCGGATTAATCTTCGGGAAGTTCCCAGGTAATTCTTTTCTGCTACACGGTGTTTTTTTTAGTAGCTGGATGATATCGGATCTAGTACTCATTTGCTACACTTTACATATTTATCAGTATATCCTTTGTAGAAAGGACACCAAATACACTTTCCTGAGCCAACCGCTATGTCTGGGAAATGTCTACACTTTACTATTAGCACTTCTAGATTATCCATGAAGTCTTTACTTCCCAAGTGTTTTATTTTCTTTATACCCACCTTCTATCCTTTATGTTAAATCCCAGAAATTTTCATTTACTAATTTATTATACTCTGGAGGTAAATCTTTCTGATTCTTCCTTAGATCTTTTAACTCTTTATTATCAATAACTATTATTTTATTATTTTCTAGTAACTTTTTAATAGCTGATGTTTTACCAGCACTTAATTTCTCAGCCATATTACTCACCATCCTTTAAGATCTTGCTA